GCTGTACAGCTGCTTGATCGGGACGATGGCCCGAACGAAGCCCTGCTGTCCCGCCGTGGGGAGGGTGCCGCCTTCTGCGCGGCCAATCGCCGCCGCGTTGTTGCGGCTGCGGTGAATCGAGATGACAAAGTTGCCACCTTCGACCGGGGTAATTTCCTTCTCCATCGAGGCGAGGAGCGGGGTTGCATTGTTGAGTAGTTCCTGCAACGCCGGAAGGTAGACTTCCTTCAGGATAGGGGTTGCCGCCGAATAGTCAAACGCCATAATGTACAAACTCCAGAGGTGAGAAAATCGGCTTAGCCCATCAACTGCTCTGCCCGTGCCCGTAACGCGTTCCAGTCAAAGCCATTCTTACCGAAGGCTGAGCCGGGTCGATAGGCCGGGGCCGGAGCTGGAGGAGAGCCCGCCGGAGGTTCAAGTTTAGCGCGTGCTTGCGCCACAGACTGCCGCACTTGCAGATCTTGCGAGACGCTACGCAGCGAATCCATATAACCTTTCGCCACCTGTTCGGTGAACGACACGGCCTGTTCAATGGACTGCGGATCCATATTCGCCACTTCATAGCGAATGGTCTGTTCTGCGTAGGGCAATGCCTTGATTAACGCCGAATAGTCTGGCTTGCTCAAGACACTGTGCAGGCCCTTGTTATAAGCTGCCGCATCCCGCTCCAGCGCCCCATCTTCCTGCACCCGCTGGGACGCTTGTCCCAACGCGCTCACGAATTGCTGTTCACGCTGTTGCTGGT